TGTCTGTCAAAGTGGTAGTTAAAGCCCCACCAGTTGCCAGAGTCAAAGTCCCTGTGTTATTGGTCTTTCCGTCCATGATGCCACGGACTACTTCAGCCACAGCCCTCTGGTCACCACCAAATGCAGGTAGGCTTCTAAACATCAGCGAACCCCTTGTGGCGTAACATCCACATCCACGGAGATAGCGTTATTCCAGTTATCACCTGTCGGAGTCACTTTTAGCCTGTGGTATCTACCTGCGCTTCTGAGTGGTACACGATTCTCTGAACTAGCCGCTACCGCAGTATTAAAATTCACGCCTTGGTTTAGCAGGGTACGAGAAGCAATAGCCACAGTTGCAGAGCCATTGTCAACAATAGGTCTAGCTAGGGTTACTACTGAGTTAGCACCAATATCCAAGTCACCAGTAGAAATCACGGCAGTTTGGTTAGCACCTGTAAAACTCATTACCCGAGTGGCTAAAGTACCACCCAAGAAGTATTTACCGCCAACAAACAAGCGAGAATCTAAAGAAGTTGTTAAGGCATCAATAGAGGCAGAAATACTATCTAGTTGCTCAAGCGTTACAGACGATGTAGAGGCTTCAGACAGGTAGTCTGTACCTGCATCACCATAAGTCCACTTCTGAGTCTTAAAGTTGTAAATCAGTACGCTTCTGTTTCCGTTAACAGTCTTGTAATTCCAGATTACAAGTTTGCGGATAGGGTCAACGGCAGCAGACATAGTTCCATAGTCGGAGTCTGAAGCGTCATCAATAAAGAATCGGTCAACTTTTTCTGCGCCTATGGATGTGACATTTTGTCCGTCACACATATAGAAACCATCGTCAGATAAGAAGAATGTTACACCTTGGTACTGAGCAATTGAGCCAGATACCATGCAACCCTTACCACGAGAGATGTTGTCAAACTGGAAAATAAACGGAGTACCAACATAACTCATTCGGTGAATGGCTCGCTCTAAAAAGACAAGACCAAACTCACCACCACGAATTCCCATAATCTGACCACCATCAGGAATGTCCTGATAATCAGACTGTGTGTTTACATCTTCAGTCCAATCTGTCTCGTCATTTAATGCTGACCAACGAACACGATATTGTTGCTGAGTAGTTTCTAGCGTATTTGCACACACAACAAAGTCACGCACCACAGTAATGAACTTAGCAATAGGCGCAGTAGCCGATAAGTCAGCAAACGATGTAGATGTTCCTAGCGTCCATGCTTGTAGTTTTTCAGCATTGTTTGTAGAGATTACAGTCTTACCAAACTGAGTAAAACGAACCCTATCGTTAGCACCAGTTGTCATGCCTGTTTTAACCTGAGTGATAGCACCAACACCGCTTACTGTATAAATCTTGGTAGAGCCAGCAGCAAACAAGGCGGTATCACCATTAGGTTGTTTGGCAGCATAAAGAGCAGTTAAGTCCTCGGCAGCGTTACTGGATGAGAATGTTACTGGCGCAGGGAAAGGGCCATACCCGATAGCCTGAGAAACCACGTTCTTAGCGTCAGTTAACGCACCAGACACGCTAGGTTGGTCAGGCATCCACTCACCAAAAGTTAATTTTGTTGTAGCCATGTGTTATTTCCTTGCGCCTGTATAGCCCATGTGTTGCTGTTTGCAGACACAAGTGACCAAGTATTTGTGTCACCATTGATAGGTGTCCAAGTATTTGTGTCACTCGCAACTGGTGTCCATGTGTTTGCGTCTTGAGGAATTGGTGTCCAATTATCCCCAAGAATAATCCCTTTAGCAACAATAGTTGCAGTTCCTGTTACTGATGCAACTCCAGAGAGAATTGCTACCGCATTAGCCACCACATCAGCGTTAACAGTAATACTGCCACTATCTAACTGAATTCTTATTGCATCAGCAGTTACAGTAGCACTTGCATCTATAGAACCAGAAGCAAACTGAATTCTAGTTGCATCAGCTACAAAACTAGCAGAGCAATCAATGTTTGCACTTGCGCCTTGTATTCTTGTGCCATCTGCCGTTACTGTCGCTGTACCATCTACCGCCCCTACACCATTCTGAACCCTTATAGCATCTGCTGTAACGCTTGCAGACGCAGACACAGACCCATAGGCATCCCATAGGGTTACCGAGGTTGTGTAGAGTGGACTATCGAGTGTGAGTGTTAAGTCATCAATGCTAGACTTTAAATTGTCTAGCGAGTCAATTGTCCAAGGAGGTAGTAAATCACTCACGCCAAAGTAACGCTCAATGAAGCAGAAGCAACTCGGAACACATCACCAGATGCAATGGTCTTAGAAGCGTCTAGTGGTGTGTGATACAACAAATTACCTACTGTCAAAGCATCACGGATTCCAATGTGTGTGATTGTTCCCCATGCGCTACCAGCTTGAGGAAAATCTATCACAGCAGAGTTTGTTGAAACACCATTTGAGGGCGCACCAAAAGTAACAGCTTGACGAACGTAGTTAGTACCAGAACACTCAGTTCCAGTATCCGCATCTGTTGGGTCAGTTGTGTATAAAGCCAAATACACAGTTGTTGGTGCTGTGTAGCTTGTTGCTCGTAGAGTTACGTTAATTAAAGCGTTCTCAAGATAATTGCTCATTTCAGCCATATTTTCACCTTGCAGTTAATTTCATTGCTAACGGAACACCAGAGTATTGACCTTCTTCGTCAGACTTAATAAGTGATGTGATTGCTCTGTCATACATAGAACCCCATGTATTGATTCGAGCATCGTTCATTAGATAAGGCTCTGCCTCAACCAATGCGCCATACAGCAAGCCATCAGGCGCAGAAGTTAGAAATACGTTTGTTGTGTTACTAACAGACAAGTACGCTGGCGCAGCGTAGTACAACAATTTAAGCGTATATACACCATCAGGTGCAGGTGCTACTTGAAACTCACTTGCTAAGATTGTGTAACTCTTTGGAACACCAACTTGTGATGTTCTTTGGTCATTAGATAATGATGATGGACTAGAATAACTCAATGGTTGTATTGGGTTAGTCATCGCCACAAAGTCTCTAGCTTGTAAGAAGTCGCTAGGTATCTCAACAGTAGCGTCTGAGGCAACAGTTACAGTTGTTACAGACTTTAGCATCTGACGAATACGCAGTTCTCTACGCAAACGATTCTCAGCCAAAGTAATGAAGTCTGGAATGATGCTTGTCAGGTCAGACCTAGCCAAGTAATTAGCTATTGAAGTCTGTAAATCAGAGTAGGTAGCAAAACTCATACAACTCCTGTCCTAGTGCGCCATGCACGATTCATTGGGTCATTTAACCAAGCAGCAAAACGCTTGTCATCTAAGATAGCAAAGCCACGCATGATTCCAACTTTGTTTAAGTCATCAATAACTGTCATTGGAATAGATGCAACCTTGTTACCAAACAATTGGTCAGACCATCTTGCTCTCTCGTCATACGAGTTATATTCTTTTTTATTCTGCTCAACAATGTCAGTAACATCTTGGCAAGTCTGAATAACGATACCGCCCTCACCATCAGCATGGACAGCAGTTTGTCTAAAATTGTTAGGATTTTGCATAGCCTAATTCTATCAGTTTGAATAGAAAAGAAAATGCCCCAGAGTTTGAAGTCTGAGGCATCTTTGGGTTACCTTAGATTAAGGTGTCAAGTCAGCAACGATGCCGTGTGCGCCTTGGTTTTTAACTTCCAAGGTGAACTCAGCCAACAACTGTGTGCTTTCGTTGTCGCCAGTTACAGCCAACTCGTTGGTCTGGAAAGGACGCAAATAAGCAATAGCAGCCATATCGGGGTCAAGGATAAATGCTGTCTCATCGCAGTTGTTGGTAGATGTCATAAAACGGTTGGGAACAATTGAGATTGCACCGAAATCGCTTAAATAAACGTCTGCTGCGCTGACGATGGTTGTAGGCGCATTGCTAGGGGCCATGAAACGCTGAGCAGCGATACCAGCAAAAGCAGATACCAATTGCTTGTGAGCAGGGTTCACCATCAACACTTTAGGATTACCACCAGAAGCGTAAACTTCTTTAATAACAGTCTTCAAGATAGTCTCTGTGAAAGTGCGGTTTGTGCCATCTGTACGAGCAGTTGTACCCAAATCACCAGCCACGCCAGAAGTACCACCATCATAGTTGGAGTTCAACCATGCTTGCAGACCACCCAATTTACGAGCAGTAGAACTGTTGCCGTTAGCAGCAGTCTGGTTGCTCAACAAGGTAGTTTCCATGTCACGCTTGATTTCGCTAGATGCTTTAGCCAATTGATAAGCCTTTTCAGACTTACGACCAGCTTTGTCAACAGCTTGCAAAGTGCCAGAAATCT